TCAAGTCGACTTTATTATTGTCATGATGTTCAATCGATTTGTACAATATTGTCTGGGCGATTTCTTGGTTCATTGCGTCCAAATATTCTTTTTTTCGCACATCATCTTGTTTGATGAAATTGTATATTTTTTCGGGTGTATCCAAGTTTTTCTTCAACACATCGATTTTCTGTGTAATAGAGGTATACGTATCTCGATTGATAATCGCGCTGTTATAGATAGTCTCCATTATACAAATAATATGAAATACGTTTATATTATTTGTATAAACGCTTTACAATTGACATGTTTGAGTTAGTCATTATATATATTATAAGAATATTTATTATGAATCATATAGAAATATCTTCATTATCTACATATTATATGAGTTTGCAAGATATTCTACCAATAGAATCTATTATTTCGTCTTTTGATAGATATGTGGTTATCAAAAAAAGCGAAGAGTTTCCATTATACAAAATAAATCAAGATATTGATATTTTGACCACCAAACTTGATAAAAACATAAATGTATTGTTGCATAGTTATGATACAACTCTATTTTCTCACAAAATAGAAGTAGTTGTACCGAATCAACATTATCATATCGATTTGTATTTATTGAGTGATCCAAAACGTTTACATTTTCGTTTTGATATGTTTTCTTGTTTGAATTACAAAAGATTTTCTGTGAATCAGGTAATAATCGAATATATTATTTTAAATCGTATTTCGGATTCATCTATTTACATTCCGAAATTAGAAGACGATTTGTCGCTGAGATATGCGGAATACATTGAATATAAGAGTAATCCTAAAAAGGAGAAGCATCTTATCTATACGAACCAGTTTTCGACTGTAAATTTTTATCGTGTGAAAGAAGGAGATAAGAATTGTCTTTTGAACTACAAAAGCGGAACCAATCCTTATTATAGTTTTATCATATGGTCACATGGCATTCCAGACATATATGACATTGTTCAGATGTTAAAACAAAATGTATCGTGTGAAGTCAAACTAATCACTAAGAAAAAATATTCAAATATATCTGACTTTATTGGTAAAGTATATGCACTTGAACTTCATAATAAAAACCACATAATAGGTAAAACAAATTATCTACGAAGTCTTGGAAATGAATATTTTTACATATTAATCAAAAAACATGATTATAACCCTAAACAATACGGTACTGGCAAAGACATGATTTATGCGGACGAAGACGTGGTCAATTTCAAATGGTTAGTGCGTACAAAATATAATCCAAAATTGTCTGACCCAAAAGCACAACCTTCTCCGTCTTTGCCTCCAGGAATATCACATCATCATGTATTACACGCAACTGATACAGAGAAGGAGACTGATCACCTGACAAAAGTTATAACCAACATGACAAATTCTTATTATGAAGACGTCAAAGTACATGATGCATACATTCCTTATCATATCAAAGGTCAATTTCATATACGCGATATAGATATATCTGAATTGAAAATTACTGTTCATAAATCACTGGAAAACAAAGTAAAAGTGGGTATACAAGAAACTCCTCATTATGCTTACGTGAGTGGAGATAAATCGACCTATATCCAGTATTATCAACGGTTCATGGGCGGACTTTTTACAGATGACCATACTGGATTATCATTTGAACGCTTAATTGAGTCGTTCAATCCGAACACATATAAATATGAAAAGACGAATCTCATATTAATAAATAAAAATAGCGAGGTTTTGGATGGGGTTCATCGGTTAGCAATTTTATACAAACACAATGTAACAAAACTTCGTGTATTATCTCTATAATATTACCAATCTTTACCTGGTTTGGCAAAACTAGAAAACACTCTTATTTTAATCATTTTATAATTCAGTTATCTATTCTTTGAGTTGGTTTTAGATAATGTTTATATCAAAGAAATCCGTGCTGTTATATACTAGTTTTTGGTTTGTTGGGTGTTTTTTTTCTATAATTTCCGTAATTTTATTCGATGGTTTTTTGTAAAAATTATTACCGCTATGGTAACGAAAATAAATTCCATTTTGAACAGTCATTATTATAAATTGGTTTTTAATACAATTTATGTATTTATATAAAATATCTTTTTTAGTTTCATTTAATGTGAATTCGGCATTCATATTTTTATATTCATCATACAAATTTTCATCATTATATAAATTATATATTCTCGCTAATAATAAAAACCATCTTATATGACTGTGACCTTGATCCATAAATAGTTCACCGACATAAGGAGACAAATTTGGCATAACCGAAATATGTGAATAAAAACAACAATCTTCAACATAAAATGGTTTTGTTATATGCGTCCAAGCAATCCATATTTTATATTTGAATAATTCACTTTTTATGTGTTCTATTTGATAATTTTGTGAAAATATATAGTCGAGTTGTTGATTACTTATTAATACATCCATTCGGGTTTTTAATACATAAGTATCTTCTGTTTTATAATTGTCATTTATATATTTTACTCCAATATCGTAGAGGTATTTCTGATATTCTATTCCCATCGTTAATTTAACTTGTGGTATTAGTAACACATCGATAAGGCAATTTGATTTTATGATTCCTATATTTACTGTTTTCCAAGTAACTAAAATTATTTTATCAATATCACTGCGGTTTGATAATACATCAATAGATTTTTGAAAATATGAATTGTTTTTATTTTCACCAATTATTAATACAATGTTATTTTTCATAGTTATATGAAACAATAGTATATAATTTTTATTTTGTTATAGTATAATAATTATAGTTCATTTACAAATTTCATATATTCTAACATATTTTTCATAAACTTTATTGGAAATACATTATCGATTAATTTATCACTATCTTCACTATTAAACCATACACATACAATAAGTGGAAATATACCTAAACTTATTTTGAAATCATTTATAAATTCATCGTAAGTGTAATGATTCATACTGTCGCTTATAATGCAATAATAATATTTCAGAACTAAATCAACTTTTATTTTATCATACTTTATACTTTCCACCAGTAAAAAACATATATCGCTGACTCCTTTATTCAACTGAATATATTGCCAGTCTAAAAAGTATGGCGTTTTACTTTGTTTGTAAAATATATTAGCAGTTTTCATATCGCCGTGACAAAAACTCAACGGGTATGTTGATGTTTGTTTACTATTTTCGTCATATTTTTGAAAATAATGATTGAGTATATCAATTTCGCTTTCTTTAAGAACTATTTTATTTCTTTGTATGAACGTTGGATATCGCTCTTTTAATAGTTCTTTGAAATATAATACTTGGTCCATAGTATTTACATTTGACATGTTTAATGGCACGTCATCTTTCGATTTGAAATAATATTTTTTGTGCATATTCGCTACATGAGATACAACTTCTAATAATATCGGCATATTATTGTTTAAATCAATATTGAACTCTCCTTCATATTTAAATAAATCTTCTAGTATTATACCTTTTCTATCTTTGTCTATATCTATTGTACCATATGATTTGGGAATATGTAGTATATCATTATCTATATGATAGCTTATATTTGTATAAAAATTGATCTCATTGTTGTATAAATTCATTTTTTCGGCAGTTTTTGATAAATTATTATTACAATTATTTATTTTGAGCACTATGTTTTTAGTGCTATTATCGTTGAAAACCAGTCTGTATGACTGAATATCACATATATACCCGGTCTTGAGTTGAATATCGTTATAGATTACATCTGATATGGGTAAGGTTTTCATCAATTTCGTTTTAATTTCGCGAGATATTATTAGTTTGTCTTCATTTTTTTTATTACTCCACTCGTTTATTTGATTGATATCGAAATTAGTATAATCTGTAATTTTATATTCATTCGCATTTTGTATGTCTACACACGAGTCCTCATTTTGTATTATGATTATCTTGTATACATATGCGTTAAGCGCACTTGTATATCCAGAATAACTATCTTCAAATATTATTGTCTTATTTGGATTTAATCCCAAAATAGAGATAGCATTCAAATACGGTTCTGGGTCTGGTTTATGCTTCACGCAATCGCCTGATGCAATAATAATAGAAATATATTCATTCAGTCCAGTATATCCCAATATATATTCGGCTGATTGCTTATTACAACTCGTTACTATTCCTATTTTCTTGTTCTTATTTTTTTCAAAAAATTCACAAACACCTGGTAATAATATTCTTGCATTATCCTTTTTTAAATATTCTATGAATAGATTATCTTTTAATACAGAAATTTCATCAATTAAACTTTTATCGATATTTGGAAATAAATATTGTAGAAATAAACTATCATTTTTTCCTTTAATAAAATTATCGAAAAAATGTTTATTGATAACAAAATCAAAATCGTATTTGTTGAATATATATTTCCATACTGACGTATATATATGGTCGGTATTAACTAACGTTCCATCTAGATCAAATAAAAATGGATGTTCATATTCATCTATCTGCTCTGGAGTACCTAATGAGTAATAATGCTTGTTTTGTATTACTTCACTATGGATGTTTATGTTATCGTTAATCATGGATTGTATTATTGTTGAAGTATAATATTCGTTCTTTTGCGTTATATTATTTTCAATTATATAGTTTGCGTATTGCAGAAGTTGTTTCCATGAAGAGAAACCATATGCACCACAACAAGCATAATCTGATATCTTCGATTTCTCAATAATACGATTTATTAGTGTAGTGCCACTAGTAGTATTTATATACGAATATCGGGGATTGTCTAATTTATCATTAAAAGTAAATAGTTTGTTTTCTCCTTTCCATAATTTAATAATGTCAGTTGTGTAAAAATTATCACTATCAATGCATAATATCGGACAATCAATAGTATCTTTTTTTAGATTATCTAATGCAATACGTATAGTATCCGCTGCGCCTCTTGTATTCTCTGATAGTTGTAAAAATTTAAATTGGATAAATGGATATTGTTTATGTATCATATTTTCAAAGTCATATTCAATATATTCTTTGTTGTAGGGTATATACACATATTCTATAGTATTATGAATATGTAGATTATCAAGCAGATGGAATATTATTGGTTTATTATCCACGTTTATTAATGCCTTGGGTGTATTAAACCCTTCTTTTTTGAAACGTTCCCCGGTTCCACCTAATGGAATGAGAATTATCATATCTTTTTATATGATATGTATTGTATGTTTTAAATCCATATAAACCTAATTGTTGTATATGTTTCAATGACAAAATTAGCGTTTATTACGGGCATCACTGGTCAAGATGGGTCTTATCTTGCTGAATTGCTCATTGAAAAGGGGTACAAAGTATTCGGTATTGTTCGTCGGACTTCTCTTCTCTATTCTCATACTCGTATTGACCA